AGTAACATAGTCCCAAATAATAGAAGATAGAGAGAAATTAGGAGCAACAACCATTACCTGCTGACCTGGTTCTAATAACTTTGCAAAAGCAATAATAGCAGCTGAATATGATTTACCAGTACGACGCGCAGCTACATGTACAAAAAATCTATTTTCTTCTAAACCTGCTAACATAGCTTTTTGAGATTCGTTAAAAACTACAGATTGAGGAAGCCTACTACATAACTTATCTACATTAATCTTAAAAAATTTTGTGTTCATTTAGGTAACATATTATATAATACAGAAAAAAGAGATACTAATCCTGCTACAACACCACCTGCCCATAGCAAAGTGTGAAGAGAGGTTTTACCTTTAGTTGCAAGTTCTTGTACGTCATTCAGCTTTAAATGAATAACTCTTAGTTCTTTAGATATAGCATCCATATTTTCCATTATAATTTTATGCCTTACTTCACAAACAGCTTCATGCGAAGAAATATTCGCTTTGTTATTCTGAGAACGTTCGTGTAAAATATCTAATTCTGCTTGCACTTGATCTAACTCTCTTATGTTGTCCGGCATAACTACTCCACATTATACTTTTTACTCTACATATTTTATGTCACTAGCATACCATGTAGTAATAGTATATCTTTTTGAATTTCTAACTTCTTTTACTCCATGAAAATAATCATCTGTAGAGGGAAAAATAACCTGTGAACCCATTTCAGGTTTTATTGCTATGTCCCACTGAGGAAAATAAATTTCTCCTCCTTCATAATCATCGTTTATATAAAAAATACCAGAGTAAGTTCTATAAGTATCAGTATAGCTACTCCAAAATTTTTGATTAGACTTATTATTATCAGCAGTTGGAGAGAAATCTGAATGGCAGTCCATATCTTCACCTACCTCCCATCTTACTAATTGTGTATTCTCTGGATAACTATACTCTCCATAATAATCTAAAACTGATTTTTGTCCACTAAATCTTACGGTATTTAATGCATGCTCAACTTGTGCAAATGGGTCCCCCATTTTTTTGTGTAGAGAATTATACCATATAGTTTTTTCTCCTTCTTTAAAAGCTATAGGATCTGTATCAATAAAGTTATGTAACTTAAGACACGTATCCCTATTAAGAACGCCTTTAATTTCTATAGGTGGTTTATTCTGCATAATATTCTTGTCCTGCATACCATATTGCTATACTATATCTATTTAGATTTTTAATTTCTTTCACGCCATGTACGTATTCATCGTTTGAGGGAAAAATAACTAAGGAACCTGCTTTAGGTTTTATTTCAATATCCCAATTAGGAAAATATATCTCTCCACCATCGTAATCATCGTTTATATAAAATATAGCAGAATAAGTTCTATATTTAGTAGGATGATCTATTCCTTTTTTCTCTTCTAACCCGTTACCTTCTGTCCAAGAATTATCTGAGTGTACACTCATACTATCACCAGGCAACCATTTTACTAATTCTGTATTTTCTGGATAACTATATTCTTCATAGTAGTCTAAAATTGATTTTTGAGCAATAAATCTTGATACATTTAAAACTCTCTCTAATTGTCCAAAAGGATCCGGCATAGTTCTATGTAGATTCTTTAATGGAATTGTTTTATCTTTAAACATACCTATAACTTGGTTGTCATTAATAAAAGCAGCTGGATTAGAATCAGCAAAATTATACAACCAAGTGCAAGTGTCTATATTTAAAGCATCTACAATTTCTATAGGAGGCTTAGACATTGTAACTCCTATTGTAAATTAGCTGGATGTGCCATACCAGGTATATTACCAGATACAACAGGTGGATTATCGGCATCATCATTAGCTTTAGCATGTGCTTCATGCATTTGTTTAATAAACTCTGCACGATCTGCGCCAAAGTAAAACTCAGCAGTAATAGGAACTTCAATCCTAGAACCATCTTCTCTCATAAAGTAACGTGACTGACCTGACGACATCAAATCATCTTCAATCACTTTAGTAATAGTTTTTTTAAACGTTTGGCCTTGCAACCTATATTGAACTTTAAACGATAACATTTTCCCCTCCGTTAACAGTTATGTTTTAATTATATAGTTAACAACACTACTTGGCAAGGTTGTTGTTAAAGCAGGAATACTTAGTGCAGGCACAGTAAGTCCTGGGACTGTTAAACCAGGAACTGATAGTCCAGGAACAGTAAGTGCGGGCACAGTAAGTCCTGGGACTGATAGTCCAGGAACTGCAAGTCCTGGAACAGTATGTGTGTGACCTGCAACAGAAAGTGAAGGAATACTTAATCCAGGAACTGTTAGTGCTGGAATAGTATGTGTATGCGAAGCGTTAGTTACTGCAGTAGCTGCTGAAGCTTGTGATGAGTCTTTTGCTGAAGTAGCAAAAGTAGCTGTTGTAACACTAAGAGAGTTAGTAGTAGCACCTGTAGTAGCATCATCATTTGTGTTGCTAGCACCTGTTGTTCCTGTTCCTGTTGTAGAAGTGCTAGACCCAGAAGTACCAGTTCCTGTGGTACCTGTGCCGGTAGTGCCGGTTCCTGAGGTTCCTGTACCTGTATTTCCTGTTCCAGTTGTGCCTGTTCCGGTTGTTCCTGTTCCAGAAGTTCCAGATCCTGTATTAGAAGTTGCATTAGTAATTACACTAGAAGCAGCGGCAGAAGCTGTCTCAGTTCCTAAAGTACTATTATTAGAACCTTTACCCAAAGGAACTCTGTCCCTTAAATCAGGAAGACCAAATGTAGAAGACCCATCACCTGTGCCATATGCAGTTCCGATTACTGCAAATAGTCTTGCGTAAGTAGATCTACTTACGTTAGACCCATCACATAACAAAAATGCAGCTGTTGGTGCAGAAGCGCCTCCAAAAGGTAGAATAGCCCCAGAGGGTAAAATTTCAAAACCCCCTGCGGTAGATCCGTCATGAACTCTTAGACCTTCAGTCTGAGTATCATATGAGAGTTCGCCAGCAGCACCCGTAAACGAGTTATTCTGTGCGGTTGTACCTCTCCTAAGTTGTAGTGCTGTAGCCATTTATTGCTCCTTATTTGTACTCGCACAATCTAATGTGCCTATTTTGTCAAGGTTATTATAACCTTTTTATCATATTTATTATTTAACGTCAATATATTTTATTTATTAGAGTGCTCCAAGATCGGTGCTTAGTAATTGTCCTGTAGGATCTAAACAATCATACTGAGGAGTATTATTAATACCAAAAGCATCCTTACCACTTGTTAAATCTCCCATGTCAGTACTTTCCTTACCAGGCACTTCATTAATAGAAGAATTAAAAAATCCTATACCTGCTATAATACCTGTTAAAGCACTACCATCTCCTGTAAAAGTTGTTGCAGCAACTTCTCCTCCTACATGTACATTACCTGTAGAAGTACCATTACCTATTGTGACAGTAGCATTAGCTGTTATTTCAAATTTATTTGTGACGTCCATATTTAGGCCGCCTAAGTATGAATGAACTTTTGTACTCATGATAACCTTTCCTTACTGCCCATTTATAAGGCTCCTAAATCTGTACTAACAATAGAACCATTAGGGTCCATTAAATCATATGCCGGATGGATTCTTTGACCAAAAGCATCACCAGTATTAGTAACATCTCCTAAATCAGTGTCTATTTTACCAGGTGGATCTATAATAGTAGTATTAACACTATAACCCATACCTCCGCCACTAGCATCTTCCCAAGAAATATCAGTGCCGTCAGAAGTTAAAACTTTATCTGCGCCTCCAGCAGCTAATCTAGCAGTAGCACCTGAAGCATTACCATATATAATAGAACCTCTAGTAATAGCATTAAGTTGATTAAGTTCTGTAGTAGTAGTGCTTGCTACGGCAACCTTACCAGAGCTGTCAGAAGCTAAAGCACGGGAAGCTGTTAGATTACCTGTAGTTATAGTTGAAACAGCCCCAGCAATATTAGCTACTCTTCTTGCTTCTATAGCAGTAGCTTCTGTGACTCCCGCAGCTAGCTGAGTCTGAATAGCAGAACTAACACCATCTAGATAACCAATTTCTGTAGAAGTTACGTCTGAGACAGCTACCTTTCCTGAACCATCGGATACTAAAGCTCTTGAAGCAGTAAGATCTGCGTCATCAATAGTAGTTGCAGCTCCAGTAATGGTAGCTTGTTTAGAGTCTATTTGAGTCTGGATAGTGGAAGTAACACCGTCTAAATAACCAACTTCGGTAGAAGTTACTGCAGAAATAGCAATCTTACCTGATCCATCAGATACTACAGCTCTAGACGCAGTTAAATTGTCTTTATAAACAGTAGATACAGCCCCCGAACGGTTATCTGTAATTGCAGTATTTAAATCTGCTCCGTTATATTTAACTGATGTAGCAGTAAATTGTCCTACAGCTAAATTAGCAGCCCCAGTAGGACTAATAGCAACATTAGAATCAGGATCTCTAGTTTCAGATAGTGTAAAGAACTTAACGGACTCATCATAGTAGAGAGCAGCATTACCAGAAGTACCACGATTAAAGAATATACCAACATCTGCACTGGGAGCACCAGATACAGCATTCGCAAGCATTATAAATCTGTCTTGAATTACTTTATTTTCTGAATTAACAGTTGTGGTGTCGCCATTAACTGTTAAGTTACCTGTGACAACTAAGTCATCACTCATATTTACTTGACCAGTAAAGGTAGCCCCTGCTAAAGGAGCTTTTGTATTTAATTGTGTTTGTATAGCAGAGCTAACACCATCAAGATAACCAATTTCTGTAGAAGTTACAGCAGATACAGCTACCTTACCAGATCCATCAGAAACTAAAGCTCGACTCGCTGTTAGATCAGCATCATCAATAGTGGTAGCTGCACCTGTTATAGTAGCTTGTTTAGAGTCAATTTGTGTTTGTATAGCTGAGGTAACTCCATCAACATACCCTAGTTCTGTTGAAGTAACAGCAGAGGCTGAAACTTTACCAGACCCATCTGAAACTACAGCACGGGAAGCTGTAAGATTACCAGTAGTAATTGTAGATACAGCACCTGCAATATTAGCAACTCGTCTTGCTTCAATAGCTGCGTCTTCAGTAGTAGTGCCTTTGGTGTCTAACTGTGTTTGGATAGCAGAGGTAACTCCATCTAGATATCCTATCTCAGTTGACGTTACAGGAGAGATGGCAACTTTACCACTTCCGTCTGAGACTACTGCTCTAGAAGCTGTAAGATTACCAGTAGTAATTGTAGATACAGCACCTTGAATGTTTGCAACTCGTCTAACTTCTACACCAGCCGCTCCTGACGCAGCTACAACATTATCTTGTACTAAGTTGATATTAGCATTTAACTGTGAATAGGTAATAAAATCATTTGAAGCAGAATCGGCAGTTGAAATTTTAGTGTCTATTTGAGTTTGTATAGCAGAGGTAACACCATCTACATATCCTAACTCAGTTGATGTTACAGGAGATATAGCTACTTTACCAGATCCATCAGATACTAGAGCACGTGATGCTGTTAGATCAGCTGTGGTAATTGTAGACACAGCACCCGCTATATTAGCTATACGTCTAGCTTCTACAGCTGTCGCATTTGCAGAAACTACATCAATATTAGCATCTAGTATAGTAAAAGTTACAAAATCGTTAGCAGCGGAATCAGTGGTCGCAATTTTAGTATCTATTTGAGTCTGAACAGCCGAAGTTACTCCATCTAGGTAGGCTAACTCAGTAGAGGTAACAGCTGATACAGCTATTTTACCTGCATCACTAGTAGTTATTACAGCACGACCAGTAGCTAGGTCAGAAGTTAAAATTGTAGAAACAGCACCTTGAATGTTGGCTACGCGTTTTGTCTCAACAGCTGTAGCATTTGCAGACACAACGTCAATATTAGCGTCTAGTTGTGTGTAAGTAATAAAGTCATTTGAAGCTGAGTCTGTGGTTGCAATTTTAGTATCTATCTGAGTCTGAATAGCTGAAGTAACTCCATCAACATATCCTATTTCTGTAGACGTTACAGGAGATACGGCAACCTTGCCCGAACTATCACTAACTAAAGCGCGACTAGCAGTTAGATTACCAGTTGTTATAGTGGAAACTGCGCCAGCAATGTTGGCTACACGACGAGCTTCTACACCAGCAGATTGACTAGCTACATTGTCTTGTACTATGTCTAGATTAGCTGTTATATTGGTAAAAGTTACAAAATCGTTAGCGGCAGCAACTGCTGTTTGTAATGAAGCTATTGTAACTTTTTTGGTAGCATCGGCATCAATATCTACAATGGGAAATACATCAGTTCCAGCTACATCAGCAGCAGCAAGTTCTGTTAGGTCTGTAATCTTTACGTTAGCCATGAATATATCCTTTGCGGTTTACTTTAAACCTCACATTATTTATATGTATTTTTGCATGAATATGCTACAATGTCAAAATCAAAAGTGTTAATCGGCAACATTAGTAAGTATATGGCGACCATTTTGAGTTATCATTTCTAAACCGTCTTGAGTTAGTAGTCCCGGCAGATCATCAACAAGATTTTGATTGGTTACTATGTCACGACCATCTTGAGTTAGCAGTGTTAAGTTGTCTTGGGTAGTAATATTTTGAAGTAGATCTATAACCTCTTGTTCTACTAAGATGCCTCTACCATCTTGAGTTAACAGGAATATGTCATCCTGAGTAGTTAACTCACCAGGATTGCGTATAGGTACAGCTCGTCTACGAACTAAGAATCGTCCGCCAGCTCCAGCACCAAGCCTAAGACGAATCATTAGTTACGCTCAGATATAAACAGTGTTCCATTTTGAGCATCTGCACGAATTACTGCTACATACTTAGTACCTGGACTTCCGAATTGGATACCAGTTGACACATCATAAGTTTGTAGTTCAGGAAGGTAGTGGGAAGTTGTAACAGAAGCATCTACAGTGCTTTCTCCAATTTCAACAAAACAATTGGCAGTAGCATGTAGTGTAACAGCTTGTGTAGTTACTCCAGTAGAGCGCAGTGATCCTGCACCAATAGCAACAGATTGTCCGCCACTAGCTTTGAGGGGTAAAATGGGTATAGCATAATTATTGTCGTCTATTGGTTGTCTACTCATTTTATCTCCTAAATGCGGGACGAGTCATCCATCGTTGCGCGAAGCGCTTGCGATTTTTTTGGGTTGGTTCCAGTAATCTCATTCCATGAGATCTTTCATTAGTTTATCATAGTTGTTTATTTGTACCGCTACCGCTGGTCCGGTGTTTTTAGGTTTCATGCCAACCTCGATCTCTTGCAGATGCTTCATCCAATCGAGAAGATCTTTTTTAGAATAGATGCCTGTTTCCACAGCTTCTTGGATCTTTTGGTCGATCACTTGGTTTATAAGATTTACACGCTTGATCCTATTTAAATAACCTTGCGTAGCGAATACAGAATCTATGTAAGCTTTAACTTCT